TAAAGTGAGCTATTTCGTAGTTTTCAAAATAATCATCTTTATTTGTATTTGTAGCGTATCCATATGATTGATTCATATTGATTTTAAAACGCACATAAGACGGATTAGTTGGATTAGTTCCTTCTTCACGTTGAACATCATATACTGAAAATGGTAGTACATTATATACACCATATTTTTCAGCAATGTCTAAATGTAGATAAAAATCACCATATTTACACATTGTTCTAATCCATGCCCATAAATTAAATTCAACATTTAAAACTTCATAAAATAAATTATACAACACACGTTGTAATTTATCATTTGATGATCTAATATGTAGTACTTCACCCTGCTCGTTTTTTAGAGTAGCTTCATCAGCTATAATATCTAACGCTGAAGCAATGATAGCATCTGTATCCATTGCTTCGTAGTCCGTGTAAAGTGAAGTACGTAATGTCTGATAATTCATTAATGGAGTATATGCTAGTTTTGAATTACCAGCATGGATTCGATTGAATCTATCTATTAATGAGTTTGTTTGAATATTACCGTATGTTTGCAAACGGTCAACATCAATTGTACGTAACTGATTTCCTCCTACATTACGGATAATTACATCAGTGGAGAATAATCTTCTTAGTCGTCCGAATAGACTAGTATCTATTGCCATATTATTTTATGTTACTCAATATGTATTATATGTTATAAATATTAAATATAATAAGGAACATTAAAGCAGCCAATTTAGATCGTAAGTGTTTCCATGTCCATCTTGCATTTGCCAAGGATTATCATTCATATATGTTCCTGAACTAATACCTGATGATGCTATATTAATATTATTTAATGCTGCTTTAGTTATATCTAACCCATTTTGATGATAAACTAACGCAGTATCTCTAATGTATAATCCAAAAGATAATGCCATTGTTAAGTCATCATTATATCCACCTTGTGCTTGTGCTTTACCATTTTCCCAAATAAATGTTCTTAACTCCTCTAACATACGTTTAGATTGGAATACAAATTGTTTCTCGCGTAATGTAGATTCTAATTTAGAAATAAATAATGGACGTGTTTTACCAGAGTTAGTTATACCTTGAACTGTTTGATCGTTTTCCATTTTGGATATAAAGTTATCAATAGATAAATCACCACCTTTAGGTGAGTAATATAAATTTTGATATCCACGTTCAACAATTGAGTTTAGAACATCCCAACCAATATTTGCATTTTCAACTACTAATAATGCGGTATTATATTCGGTTGCTGCTGTAACTAAGGCATTTGCAAATTCACGAGTACCAATTTTGGATTTAAATTCAGCTACTTGTCTAAATTCTTTAGTTGCTATAATATGAAAAGCAGAATAGTCACTTCCATCTCCACGAGCAACGTCGGCGCACACAATATATGTTTCAGATGGATTTGGGTATTCCCATATCCAAAAATCACCAGCCATACCCCGTCTTTCAACAGGATCTATAACATAGTTTTGTTCGTAATATTCTAATATATCATTTGTTACAACGTTATTACCGGAAGCTAAAAAGTCACATTCATATTCTTGGGCAATTTCTTGAGGACCCATATTAGCCTTTTCATTTTCAAACCATTGAGCATCACGTTCAGGATGTACATCCCAAGGTAATTTAATTGGTAAAAATGAATTTTCGTTATTAATAGCACCAACCCAAGTTTTATGGAACCAGTTACCAATACCATTTGGAGATGATAATGCTATACACCCACCACCAGCAGAAATCGTAGGTTTAATTGCAGTATAGATCCGATCAATTCCGTCAATAAAAGCAGCCTCATCAATTAATAGTAATGATACAGCATATGAACGACCAGCATCCGAAGCAGCTGATGATGCTACAATTTGGGATCCATTAGATAATTTTAATGATAGCTTGTTATTTGAATCAGGTTTTTCTTTACCTCTAAGCCATCCAGGTAATTGTTGGTACATAAATTGTACCTTATCTACCATGTTTACGGCTGTTGCTTGTTTAGTTGCAATACAAAGTACAGTTTTATCTTTATGAAACAACATTGTCCATAATGAAAAACCTGCAGCTAATGTTGATATACCTAATTGACGTGATTTATTAATGATTGAATAATCATTTTTTAGCCATAGTTTTAATACTTGTTCCTGAAATGGATATAAATTAAAATTTACACGTCCCCTAGTTGGGTGTTGTACCATACAGTACTTACGCATAAAATGGATTGGATCAGTTAGACATTTAACGTACTCTTGTCTAATTACATCTTTTATACTTTGCTCACTCATTTTGCCCAGTTTTCTAATGCTTTCAAATAACCATCACCCATATGATCTTTTATATTTTTTCCAGAAAATAATGATTTTAGATATAACCAAAGAGCACTTAATGATGTATCTCTTTTTAATTTATTGCCATTATTATCTAATCTTACTTGATAATTAACGTGGTAAAATCTAATATATGGTGTATGTGTTACTAAATCGTTATTATGTACTATTCGTAAAGTATCTATATCACTATTATCATAGTTTTCTTTAAATGTTTTATTACCTACTCTAGGACTACCAATAGTTGTTGAACGGACATTATAATTAGAATAATGTTTCTTTATTGAATGAGCATAAAGTGTTGCTACTGCTCCACCTAAACTATGTCCACAAACAACAATATCCGTAGTTTCACCTTTTAGATTTTCTAACGCATCGTCGATTGCAATGTATGTATCGTCTAATACTGATTCCCAGCAATATTTAAATCCAATATGAACTTTTTCACCATCATTAATAAATGGTACTTTATCGATTGAAGCATCATTTTGAAAATCTTTCTTTGATTCACTACCTCTCCATACAACATATATAGTTTTATCCTTTGTTGCTACAAATCCTTGTGTATCTGATTTTTTATTCTCAATCCACTTTACTAGTTCTAATCCATATTCACCCCAATTTATTTGATCTTTATTTGAATAAGCTAATATTGCTAATTTTGCATTATATAATGCTTGTTTTCTTGTCATAATATCATTTTGTATATAAATATATAAAAAGAGAGAAATCCGCTAAAAGCGGATTCTCATCGATAAACAAACATTATTATGAAAAACCTTAAACTTCTTCTTCGTCTTCTTCACTATCTAAATCAAGATTAGTTAAGTCAACTTTTTCATCTTCTGGTACATCCATACCAATTGATTTATAATAAGCTTCAATATCGTCTTTAGACATAGTTGCTTTATCCTTCTTTCTAACAGCAAATTCTTTTTTACCTAACATTTTAATATCCTTGCTATTAATTAATTTTAATAATAATTCAGAAAATTTTTCAGTTAATCCTTCTGCTTTTTTACCATCTAATAAACCATTTTCATTAGCATAATTTTTTAGTGGATCATCTAAACCAGCCTCTAAATATCCTTCTTTCCACTGATATAATAAAGCAACAGCTAAATCATCAGTAAGCATATTTGTCATTTTTTCTGCTGCTGTAATTTCACCTTGTTTACCTTTTAATGATTTATCAATTTTAACATCAGCCCGTTGTTGTGAACCTTTAGTAAAATAATCAGCACGTAAGAATTTATAATTCAATACTTTTTCTGATAATGTATTTGCTTGTTTAAAAGATGCTTGTTTTTGGGCAAATGCTTCAGGATCAGTAGTTGCTAACTGTTGAGCTTTTTCAAAGTCAGTTAAACGTTTATCTTTAGAACGTACAAATGGAGTCCAAGAAATAGCATTTAAATCACCTGGTTCCCATTTCTCACCTGTAGCGGGATTAATTAATTGAGTGTATCGTCTATTAAATTCATCTGAATTAATTCCACCCCATAACCATCCTTTAACGTTTACTGTTGCTTTTAATGCAGATAATGCTTCAGGATCATTTGCAAATTCTTGTTTTAATTTAGTAAATAATTCACCTACAGATGCATTTTCTTCTACTTTTAGAATGTCAACCATTTTGGTTACAATTCTTTTAATATATTCTTTTTCTTTTTTAATGCGAGGTAAATATTCTTTTAAACGTTCATCAGCATCATCTTTTAAAGCATAAGTTGCTGTAGTTGGAGCTGCCATTTCACGAACTGAATTAGCAGATTCTAGATTAACTGTATTTCCTTGTCTTAATGCAGTTTCTGCATCTTTTTTACCTTGAGGGCTTAATTGACTGTAGTTTTTATCTTTTTTTAGATTATTAATCGATTCGGAATCTTTACCAGCGTATACTTCCTCACGAACAATATTTTTAATTATTTCTTTTAATTTACTATATTTATCCATTATTATTTATCTAGAGACGTTCTGTTATAAATATTATTATTTCTTTAATTCGTTTAATATAGTAGTAATTCTTTCATCAGTACTACCTTTAATTTCAATTAAACGTTTTGGTTTATATGTATTTAAAAACCATTTAATAGATTTATCTATCCTATCCCTATATTCAGGATCTGTTTCTCTAATACCATTATTTTCTATTTCTACACCTTCGGGCGATACATAAAAAATAATATCATATTGCTTAGCCAACAACATAGCTGCGTCAAATAATATCTCTTTTTCATTAGACTTAATCGACCTAGCTTCTTTAGTAAACGCACATACATCATATACAGTTCTATCAGTTAATAAATTATCATTAAACAATTCACTCGCACGCTCTGCAATGAAAACCAACTGACCTTTAACACTAGAATCAGTATTTAACGGAATACCTAATTCACTCAGATATTTAGACCGTTCAACACAACCAGTATATTCTTTAAATTCATCTAATTCTAATAATGCTTTAACTAAAGTAGTTTTACCTACTGACATTGTACCTGCTAATCCTATTTTCATATTATCCTCTTGCTAATCCTAATTTTAATGCTTTATTATGTGAAATTTCTTTACCGGTTTTTGGATTAACATATATTCTATGAGCAACTGGTATCCAATGGTTTTCTTTTTGAGTATAATCAATAATATGATTATATCCTTTAGGATAAAAAAATTCTACTGATATAGGTCCATGTGGATTTTTATCTAAATCATATGTCCATACATCTTTCTTACCATCTGTATAATTAAATTCACGAGTATATTTACGTTGTTGGGCCATACCTTCAGCTACTAATGTTTCAATTGATTTTGGTCTACCTCGTTTTGATATATTTTTCATAACCTGTTTGTTTTTATATCTGAATATAATCAAGAAAGGGCATATTTCTATGCCCTTCTAATATTATAATAAGCCAGCTAGCTTATTCCATCGAGATTCATTAATCGGTTCTTCTGAAGTTATTTCAGCAAGTTCTGATTCAGATATTGATGTTGCAGCATTATATAATTGAGTAATAAAATCAATTTCTTCAGGTGTAAAATCTGTTTCACCTTTAGCAAATTTTCTTAAAGCACCACCACCTAACATCTTGATTTCATCATTAGTTACTTTTGGACGACCTTTAATACCAGGGGCGTTAACTGGAGATTTTTCTGCTTTAGGAGCAACTAATCCAGTATCCGTAATAATACCTGCTTGTTTTAAACCTTTAACTAATTGATTAACACTAGCAGTATCTGGACGATTATATAAAGCCATTGCTACATCTTTTAAAGTAGCTGATCCATTATCTTTTAAAAATGCAATAATTTTTTGCATACGAGTTGATGACCTAATATTTTCAGGTTGAGCAGCTAATGCAGCTTCATAATCATCAGCTAATTTTAATCCACTAGCTATACGTGCTAATTCTTCAATGTTATTGGTTTCCATAGTATTTGTAATATTGTAAAAAGTCGTTTATAATTTCTTTTTGTTCATCGTTAGATGAATCTTTTAATTCATTTATTTTCTGTATAACTACTTCAGATTCATTTAATGATAATAATGATTCTTCTAGTTTAGATAATACTTCTTCAATTGGAGACATTTCATGATCTCCAAATGCGTCTGCATCCTCTTTATACATCATTATTAATTGGGATATTTTTTTCATCGTCCAAATATTAAATTTACTAATTTGATGAATCCTTCTTTAATCATCTTACCCATCTTTTGAGCATAAAACTGTAATTGTTGTCCAATACGTTTACCTTCAACAGGTGAAGACCAATTTTTTATTTCAGGAACTATATATTTTCTATATTTTGCACCGGCTAATATTACGAATTCATCGTTTTCTAAATCGTAGCGTTTTCTTAAACGAATTAATACTTCTTCAGCCCACTCTTTTACTTCATCTGAAGGCATATTCAATAATGTTTTATCGTAAGGAGCAATAACTTGTTCTAGAGGTAAAACATAATGTTTAGCAGATAAAATTACTATATCATCCGGATCTAATGAGTTAGCATATTCTAATGAACCCTTAAATAATGGTGAATTATATAGTTTACCTGCAGGAGCTGGTTTAGGTAATTTAGTTGCTACACAAGATAAAAGTACTATTTTTTTAGGCATATTATGAGAAAGTAGATACGCGTTGTCTTAATTCTTTAGCGTATTGTTCCATTGCTGTAGCCAAATTAGCAAAATCATATACATCATCAGTATAGGTTTCTGTAAAATCAGCTAATAAACCTAAATAATGCTTTACTGGAGGATGTTCATCAGCCATTGATGCTTTAACTTCTTCTTTAATAATAGCTTTTAATTCTTTTAACTTCATAATATAATAGATAGTATATTAATAAATATTACAAAATAGTAATTTCCTTAATTATTTCATTTTTCCATTGTTTATTGAAATAAATAGCCATTAATTTAAATATAAGTGGAATGTATTCTGGATATTTAGTACCTAATATATTTAAAAACATTTGTAAGTGATTATAACATAATCTGTTCTTATCGTCTTTAAATTGATCAACTACATACTTCCAACTCTTAGTATTGTTTTGTTTAAATAATTGAGGATATAAATGAAATAAATACAGAACATACGGTTTAGCTTGTTCTAAATTAGTACTAGCAATAATTTCACGAGCAATATTAATATTACCTTCATCATTATTTGCAACCATATCTAATAGAGTTGAAAATAAATCTTCATCAAATTCTAATCCACTATTTGCTTCATTATTGATTTGATCATCAAAAACAATATTGATATT